ACACTTCTGCTATGAAGCTTCCAGCTATGATGAGCTATGCAAATAAACATTATCTTGAAAATTGTTCAGTTACAACGACAGTAATAAATAAAGAAACGAATGAGGAACAAGAGCAGACAGAATTTACAGAGCCATTTGAATATGAGGTCTACACAGATAATAAAGATAAATATTATATCCAAGTCTGCGTCTGTGATGAAGCTAGTATTAAGACTATTGCTAATGATGAAGTAGAAACAGAAAATACTGAACCTCAAGCAGAACAGCCACAAGTTTTAGCTACTAATAATGTATAATAAGGAGAATAAACTTTTTAATTTTGTGAATACTAACTAACTAATATAATTGATTTGGTTTTGCTTAATAAATGCAGATAAGAGGACAATAAATGCCTCAAAAGTAGAAAGAATTAAATGTCTAATTATCAGTTCAGCAACAAAAATCATTTTATAAAATTTTAACATAAATAAGGTGATTTATTATGGCTTTAACAAACGCAATGACAGCACAGAAAGAAGGTGCTGCACTTCGCGAGGCAACACGCAAACACCTCGCTAGAACAGAAAGAGAATTCCGTGGAGCTAAGTTCGTTGAATCTTGGTCTCGTATTCCAAAAATCGGTGCTGGTTTGACACAGCTTCCTGAAGCAGTAGCTCGCAACACAGCTATCAACCTTCAGACTCAGGCTGCTTCAATGTCAAAGATGACTGAAGCTCAGTTGTCAACTTCTTTCCAGGGTTTCACTCCTGAAAATATGTTGAGACTCGTCAGACTCGCTATGCCTAACACTTGCCGCAACAAGGTATTTACTGAGTTTGCGATGGAATCAGCAAAGGATTAACTTTTAGAAGTCCCTCTTTTTGGCGACAAAAAGAGCAAAGCTATTGAATTGCTGGGAACTCCCACAGTTGGGGACAATCAGCAGCGAAGATCGTAACAAAGAAAATTTAAGTTAATATAATAAATATATATAGCAGCCAAAGCTGCTATATATTTTTTGGCTTAAAAAGGAGATGTATTTTATAATGTCTTTACAGGTAAAATTGATTTGTAATAAGTGCAAATGCGCTTTTTATGTTAATAAAAAGACGGCAGCAAAACATAAAAATGATGTCATATTATGTAGAAATTGTAGAATATCAGAAACAAAGAAAAATAAATCAGAAAAAGAAAAACAAAACATAAATGAAAAACGAAAAGCAACTTGTTTAGAAAAGTTTGGTGTTGACTGCTGCTTTAATACAGAAACATCTAGAAACAATTTAAGGAATATTGACTGGGATAAAAGAAATAAAAGAGCGAGCGAAACAAAAGAAGAAAAATATGGAGATAAAAACTTTAATAATAGAAAAAAATCGTTAAAAACAATGATTCAAAAATATGGTGAACACTCTTCCAAAAATCAAAAAGTAAAAGAAAAGAAAAAAGAAACCTGCAATCGACTTTTTGGTGGAAACTCGCCAATGTGTGATAATGATATTAGAAAAAAATCTGAAAAAACTAAAATAGAAAAATATGGGAACAAAAACAATATTGAAAAAGCAAAAGAAACTTGGACAAAAAAATACGGCGTAGATAACCCAATGAAAAATAAAGATATTGTCCAAAAAGCTCTAGAGTCAAAAAACTTCAATACACTTAAGAAGCGTGGCCTTATATTTGATGAAACTTACTTTGACAGTTCTTGGGAGTTAGCTTTTTATATTTGGTTAAAAGACAACAATAAACAGTTTATATATCACCCAAATATGCCAATAGAATATTTAGATGATAATAACACAACTAGGTCATATTACCCAGATTTTTTAGTTGAGGGGAAGTTTATAGAAATAAAAGGTAATCAATTTTTTAATGAAAAGGATGAACCTTATAATTTATATAAAAAAGAGTACTGGTGGAATAAATACAATATGTTGTTAAAAAACAATGTGTATATAATGCGTGAAAAAGAAGCTTTTACTTATGTAAAATATGTAAATGAAAAATATGGAAAAGATTTTATAAAATCTCACAAAATCACATAAGCTTTACATTTTAATGATACTAACTAATTGATTGTAGAAATACAAAATTGTTACGATAACGTTCAACGACTATCCCGAAAGGGAGTACACTCAAGTGAGTGGAAGTGGTAGCCTTCTGTTTATACAGAAGATGATATAGTCTGGTCTTTACAGAGATGTAAAGCTGCTCAAAGAGCGAAAATGGCTTAACGACCCATTTTGAACAAAAACGTCTATCAAATACATCAAACCTGTTTACTCAAAGACAGTACACGATGGTGACTTGCACGACAAGCATACTTCAAACGAAGCTGGTGCTTATGGTGATGCTTCACAGTACAAAGACACATACAACGACATCAACGAAGACGACTTCCAGCGTGCTCTTTATGAGAACACAGAAGACCGCTTCACACAGGAACTTATCAACATTCCTGGAACAAGTGGTGTGTTCACAATCCCTGCAAAAGCTGCAGAAGGTGGTAACCCAGCAGTTTACGCTGCAAAACTCATTAAGGGTTATATGAAAATCTACGATGGTGATGAAACACATCCTATCGCTGAAGAAAACAAAAGAACAGGCAACTTCTTCATTAACACAGCTGAATATCCAAATGCTAAAGTTGAAGTTAAAGAGTCAGAAGGCGCTATCACAATTACTGTAACTGGTATTGATGACACAGCCAACATAAAAGCATTCGCACGCTTCGACCTCGAAGATGATTTCCTCGGTGACAACCTTGGTGAAATCGAACTCGTAATGAGCGACTACAAGTTTGAACCACGCCCAACAACAATCGGTGTTACTTGGTCTCAGTTAGCAGAAATCACACTCGATGCTTCATTCGGACTTTCTGCTCAGGATATGTTGGTAACTTACGCTGGTGATGCAATTCGTATCAACCTTGACCTTCGTTCATTCAAGCTCGCTTATGGTGTAGCTCGTTCAAACAAGGACTATGTTGTTGAGTTCGATGCAGCTTACGGCAACGGTGAAAACATTGAAGGTTACTTCCACACAGCACAGACATTCCCATCTGCTGTTGACACAGTAACTGACATTATGGTTAACGACATCAACCGTGGTGGCGTTTCAAGAATGGTTGCAGGTTTCTCTGCAGGTTCTTACCTCAAGTTGGTTAAAGGCACATTCTCAGAGAAAGGCCGCCAGTCAGCAAAAGGTATCTACCAGATCGGTGAATTCGGTGGTATCCCAACATTCAAGGCTCCATCAAGCATCATCCCAACAAACGAGATTATGTGCGTATGGAAGGACGACGAAAATGAAGGCGATGTAGCTATTGCATTCGGTACTTTGGTTCCATTCTTCAACACTGGTATTATCCAGCGCAAGAACTTCTACAAAGAGGCTGGTCTTGCTACATATGGTGATTGGGCTGTGATGAACCGCCGTTACCTCGCTCTCATCCGCATCAAGGGCTTGAAAGATACAACTGCAAAAGTTGTAGGTGGTATGTTGAAATACTCAAACCCAAAGGCTAAAGCAACAACACAGGTTGCTTCTCCTGCAGCTGATGTTGGAACAGGTGACTAATCCGACAGATTAACCCGTAAGGGTTAACATATGAAAAGGCTTACCTTCGGGTAGGCCTTTTGTGTTAATATAGCTAATTATAAAGAGGCATAAATGGCAACATACTTAAATGACAAAGCTAATCCTATAAAAAAGTTGGAAGAATTGAAAAAAGAAAACGATAAAATGAGCTTCTTTTTTATTTGTGAAAAATGTGGGAATATAGCTGAAAAGATATATCATCAATATTATAAAAATATGAATCTTATTTGTAAGTCGTGCTCTCATAAAAATAATAAAGGATATATTATTATGAGGCAAAAAATGCTTGAAAAGTATGGAACTACATCGACCTCACAGTTTATAGATTATTCAAAAATTGATTATAATAAAAGAAATAATAAATCAAAACAAACTTTTATTGAAAAGTATGGTGTTGATAACCCTGCAAAGTCTGAAGATGTAAAAAGTAAAATAAAAAAGACAAATATCGAGCGATATGGCTTTAATGTTGCAGCTAAAAATGAAAATGTAAAAAGTAAACAAAGAAAAACAATTAAAGAAAAATACGGCAAAAATATGCCTGGGCCAAGAGCATCTCATATAAAGTTTTTAAATCAAAGACTTCAAGAATTGAATGAATCGAATGTTACTTGGCTTGATAAAGACTCTTTTAGAGGCAAGTATGATAACGGTCCAATTTACTACAACTTTCGATGTAATGAATGCGGCAATTTATTTAAAGATGATTTTCATTCAGGATTCCCAATTTGTAAAAAGTGTAACCCGTCATTAAATGGCCATTCAAAAACAGAAATTGAGATTCAAGACTTCGTTAAAAGTATATGTAATTATGATGTTATTTGTAATGACAGGAGCGTTCTTGATGGGAAAGAACTTGACATTTACATACCGAGTAAGAAAGTCGCAATAGAATATAACGGTACTTATTGGCACGGTTATAGAAATGATGAGACACGAAGCTTGAATAAGTTTAAGAAAGACGTTGAATATAAAAGAGTTGAATGCCAGAAAAAAGGTATACGACTTATAAACGTTGATGAATGCGACTATCTCAATCGTCCTGAGGTTTTCAAAAGATTTTTTGTTGACTTGATATGTGAAAGAAAACGAGTTTACGCAAGAGACTGTACTTACAAAGAAATTGATACAAAAACAGCAGAAGAGTTTTTAACTTATTACCACGTTAATGGCTTCAGAGGTGGATATTATAAATGTGGCTTATTTTATAATGATGAACTTATTTGTGTTGCAGTTTTTGGTAAACATAAAAAATATGAAAATGAATGCATCCGACTATGTTATAAAACAGGCTATGACATAGTTGGTGGCTGGGCTAAAATACAAAAACATTTTGGTAAGCAGTTTTTACATTATGTGAACTTAAAATATTTTTCTGGTGAAAATAAAACTGGGTGTGGATATAGATTTGTAATAAATAAGCAGCTTTATTCAAGACAGCAACTTCAAAAAGCAAAACTTATTAAAATATTTGATGACTATGATGATAGCGTGTCAGATTTTCAAAATTGCTTAAAACATAATGGGATTGCGATTTTTGATTGTGGAAATGACATAAGAATCTATAATAAAAAATAAACCGACTAATTATTTAAGGTTTTTGATATGAAGAGATTTGACACAGAAAGCAAATTAGCAAGAATGTTGACAGGCCTTAGAAAAGATTCAAATTGGCCTCTCATTTTACAAAACGGAACTGTTGGTAATGTTCTTAAAGCAATAGCAGAATCCGGTGCTGAAGATGACCGTTATATGGAGCAGCTTTATCGTGAAAAGAAATGGAAAACTGCAATGGACTTTTCATCATTAGAAGCTCAAGGTGATTTACTTTCTTATAAAAGACAATTACCCAACTCAGCAATCGGCTATGTAATTGTATCGCACACTGATGAAGAAGGTAAGGATCGTCTTTCTTATTATGGTTCTTACTACTATGATCTTGATGCAGAGTCAGATTATGATGATATTACAAAAGCAGCAACTGCTGATGAATCCGCAAGACACGCACTTGTTCCTTGGACTTGTGATAAAGGCTATTCAATCCCAAAAGGAACTCGCTTTGTAACAGGTAGCGGCGTTGAGTTCTTTTCAACAGAAGTTGTATCTTCAAAAACCTTAAAGAAAAAGTATTCTGAAATGAATGATGTTGACCTTGAAGCATTCAAATCACGCGGTGGTTGGAAAGGCATCAAGTATCTTAAAATACCTGTAATGCAAGGCATTCAGAAAACAGTTTCTATCGGTAGAACAACTGCAAACTCTCGCTTTCAGTCATTTGTTTTACCAACTCTTGATGTTGATGCAGCATCAAACGAAGTATCTTGCAACTACTTTTCTGTGTATGTTCAGCCTCAGAACGGTGAACCTGTAATTTTCACAGAAATTGATAAACTTTCAAGTGCTTCATCTATTGATAATGTTTTTGAAAAGTCGATCTTAAAAGATGAAAGTGGCATTAAGATTAAGTTTGGTGATGGCCTTAGTGGAGCAATTCCTCCTGAAGGCATCGTTTATGTTAAGTATGTTGAAACACTTGGTGCATCAGGAAACATCAATGCAAAGTATCAAGTAAATACAATGATTCTTCCAACAGGATATAAAATCAAGGACCCAAGAACTGACACATACTCGACATTCTTATCTTGTACAAATATTTGTGCAATCAGCGGCGGGCGTGATATTGAAGCTGTTGAAGACTATAAAGTTAATGCTCCAACTTCATATTTGAAATCATACACTATCGCAACAAATAAAGCATACTTAAATGCTATTGATAAGTATTCTCCTCTCAATCTTTTGCATTGTAAAATCTTTCCTGATGAAAGTATCACATCAGAACAAGTTGATACAATAATCGGTGAAGATGTAAGAGAAGAAGTTGCAAATGAATTAAACACAATCTCAAGTAACATCAACATTACTGCAATGCTTTCAAATGGTGAAGAAATCCCTAATGAAGAAGTTAGTGATACATTTTTGAGTCCTTTGCAAACATCTATTTATGATATGAAAGGACCTTCAGATACAATTAAGTTTATTCAGCCAAACTTGATTGAACTTGTAACATCTTTCAAAATTACTTCTTCTTCATATGATTATACTGAAGATGAAATTGCTGATCGTATCAAGGAGATTGTTGCTGAAGATTATGATATTTTCAATCAAGATTTCAATGAACCAATTTATACTTCAAAGTTGATTGCTTTAGCAAAGACATACAAGTTTACTGACACTGTTTCAGTAGTCACAGAAGCAGTTGCAAAAATTGATAACGACAACATTGATACAACTTATGTAAGCAATATGAACGATTATATTGTAAGTATACCATTTAGTTTTGATGAAGTTTATATGAGTGACTTGATTAACCAAGGCTTCAAAGACTGTACTGTAAATGCTGATTATTTGTTGAAAATTGATTTGGAATTCATCAATGATTCAACTAAAATTGATAAAAACCGTACATTCTTCTTGTATGATAACCGTATTGATGAAAGTGGCGCAACTTCAATTTTTGAAGCGAAGACAAAATTACTTGATGGTACTACAAGTGAATATGTTACTCAGTCAAATGAAATCGACTACACAATGTATGATAAAGCAGGCACTGATTTTGATAATCTTCAGTGCCGTGTTGCACAGTTTGATACAATCGACAAAATTACTGATGCAGCTTATATGAAACAGTTGAAAGACTTCAGTAAAGCACCTACAGAAATCCGTCCTTATGAAACAACTTCTTCTGGAACATATAAAGAGTATTCTTCTTCTTCAACAGATGAATATGTCGTTGAGGTTGACAGCCGCTACTATAAACAAAACACAAAGTTTGTAAACGGAGTTGACATTGACTTTAATATGAATGAAGATGAAAAGACTTTGACAGGCACTTTCTATATTCCGCTTTCTTATTTTGAGTTTAGCTCAATCAGTGATTATGATAAAGACAGCGATATTGAAAAACTTAGGTCATTGATAAAACAATATGTTAATTTAAGAGTTTATGCTCAGCCTAAGATTCAAGATGTTGCGCCTCAAAACATCAACGATATTATATATGTTGATAAAAACTATATAAAAGTTGAAAAAGTACAGACTAATTAAAAACAGGAGATGTAAATGAATAACTTTGATGATGTTTATGCTCTTAATCGTGATGAACGCCAAATAAGCAATCTTGAAACATATAGACGCTTTATTTCAAAAGGTGATAAGCCTTTGGAATGCATTAATGATGAAGATGCAAAAGCTATAAAAGATGTATTAAGCGGAAAAGGAAAGCTCCTTGCAGTGGTTGATGGTCGTCGCTCTATGGCTGGTAATCATAAATATGTTCTTTTCGTAAAGGAAGAAGGTGGTGTAAAAGTTTATCTTTACACAGTTCTTAACGGACTTTACAATGAAATGGGACCTTATAAAGACTTAGACACTGCAATGTCAAATGCTGATTGCTATGGCTTGTTTGAAGAATGCAAACAAGTTGCAAATACAAAGGTATTAGAGAATAATATGAATAAAAAACTTTTTGAAGAAATCATCGAAGATTGGGACGATGATGACGTTATGACATATGACGGTGATGAAATGGAAGATTGGAGCTGGGAAGATGAGCCAGACGACGATGACAGATATGGTTATAAGTCGCCAAGTGAAGAACTTGAAGACCATTTAGCTGATTGTTTCCCAATAAGAGACTCTGAATACCAAGATGATGAAGGCAACTATGACCCATTCACTTATACTCAGATGGGTGATGGCTCAGGAGCAATAGGTTATAGAACTAAAGCAGCTGCTTATGCTCATAATCTTAGAGGTGGTGACTATGCCCCTACATTAGACGATGGAACAGTTCTTGGTGGTAACTTTGAAGGCACTAAATTTGGTAAGTATAAAGATAACTCTGACGCTGATTTTGCAATGTCAGATGATGCTGACTTAGACGCTTGGGCAAGAGAAGCTTAAAAATATTTATATTTATTTATTGAAGGCAGGTTTTTCCTGCCTTTTTGTGTTTGTAAACTAATTACTAAAATAAGCTAAATGAGGTTACTATGGCTGATGATATTTATAAATCAGGAAAAACTCCAGCGTCAAGTATCTTAAAAAGCTCTTACATAAATCGACTTTCATCTGTTTTTGGTTTTAGAGCAAAGAAAGGAACACCTGGCGGACAGGACCTTCCTTCAAAAATTGGTATGGAGTTTGTTCGTGTTGACTTGAACAATGATGCATACCGCTTTAAGAATGCTGCATTAGGTTCTGTTTTCAAATCTGAAAAATTAACAGAAAACCTTGAAAAGTATTTTGATGCATATATGACAGAAACAACTTTGTCATATAATGATATTCAAGACAGACAGCGCCGCTTAAATGAGTTATCATTCTTTTACTATAACGACAACTTTGGTTACCGTGTTGTAGAACTTTGTGCTGCAGAAGCAACACAGCTTGATGTTCAAGATCGTATTTTAACAGTTGAGTCTCCTAATGCAAACTTTTCAGCAAAGTGTTATGAATTGTTTGCAAGATGGGGTATTACACAGCCAAGACTCCAGCAGGTATGTCATGACCTTGAACTTTATGGTGAATCATTCTGGTCTCATAAGATTGGTATAAATGGTGTTGAAAGCATTAAGCCACTTAAAGTTAATTCAATTATGGAAAGACTTGAGTTCAATCCAGTGCATATGGCAGAGTACCTTGCTCAGAAGAATGGCTATCTTGCAGCAAATAAAAATCGTCAGCAAAAGATTCAAGCTTTGGTTGATATAATTCAAAATAAAAAGACAATGGATCTTGATGAAAATCTTGCAGATTCATTTGACTCTAAACTTATCGGTTATGAATTGTATGACGGTATGATGTGTCCACCTTGGGAAATCACCCACTTCCGCTATAATGCAGAAAACAGCGAGTTCTATCCTTATGGACGCCCACCGCTTTTAGGATGTATTGCTCCTTTCAAACAGTGCTTCTCATCAATGATGCTTCAAGGTCTTGCTCGTCAGATGTCATTCCCAATAACGATGTACAAAGTTAAAGGCGCAGAAGGTATGGGACCTGATGTTCAGTTCGAGCACGTAAATACCGTTCGTGAAGAATATGACAATCTTGGTGTTGCAGCAGATGTTGCAGGTGGTGAAGTTTACACAGTTAACACAAAGATGTGGATTCCTGACGGACTTATTGATGTTGATGTAAAAGAATCCAAATGTGACATTGACTTCGTTGGAGACATCGAACTTTATCAGGACCGTGTTGCTATTGCTTCAGGTGTACCTAAGGCCTATCTTGACCAAGAGTTTGGCGGCTTTGGCAACAGCGGCATTTCATTGACAGAACAGTACAAGCCTTTCGCTCGCCACGTTTACACTATTCAGTCTGCTTGTCTTGAAGGCATTGGTGAACTCATTCGTTTGCATTTTGCAATCACTGGCGAGTTTGACTATAACACTCCGTTCATCTTGTCAATGCGCTTCCCTGCTGAAGAGATGGGACAGGAAAAGCGCGAAGCTCGTCAGGCATCTATTGAGATGGCGGGCGGTGTTATGGACTTGATTACTCGTGCACTTGGCCTTGAAGAAGGTGAGCCACTTCCTGAAGATGTTGTTACTGACATTCTTTCAAAGTATTCATTCCTCGACCCAACAGACATTCAAAAGTGGATGCGCTTGTCATCATTCTTAAAGCCTGTAGGCGGAGATGAAGACAGCAAAGGCGGAGATGACGACGGTGTAGACGACTTCGACTTTGGCGGTGGAGACGATATGGGCGGTGATGACGATATGGGTGGAGACGATGTTATGGAAGCAAAGAAAGATGCAAAAGCTCGCTTACGCGAAAGAAAAGCCCGCCTTACAGAATTGCAGCAAAAGCGTCTTCGTGAAGTATCAAAAAGATATAAAGAAAGTAAAGAACAGCTGTTCTTCCAGTTTATGGAAAGCAACCACTTTACAGAATGGCAGGGAAAAGATTGGAAGCCAAACAACACAAATATGGGCGGTACAGTTTCACACTCAATGTATGTTCCAAAGATTTATGAAAGCTCTCCATTAAATGATTCTATTCAGGTTCTTAAAGCAATCCGTGAAGGCAGATTGACAAAGTTGCACGAAGAATCTGAAGCAGCTGCTGTAGCTGAAAAGATGTATGAAGCTAAAATGTCCAACTTGACTGATGATGAAGCTGAACAGCAGCGTAAAGTTCAGGAACAGATTGCTGAAGATATTTTAGGTGGTGTATAATGGAATTATTTCTTGAAGCAACTATTGACTCGTTATCACTTAATGCTGTATCAGGACTGACTCAAAAACATCTTGATAAGCGTTATCAAAATGATTTCAATATTGACTTAGCACAAGCTGCTTACTACACAAAACAGGATTTCCTTGAGATGATTTTCTTTGCGAACTCAACTTACGGGGCAACTGGATTTATTGCGGCAACAAACTTACCACAAGGAAAGAATGGTCAGTACACACTTTGTATAAGATGGTACAATGTTAAGCAGTATTTGAAAGACGAAAGGAATATGAGCTATTCACAACTTGAACAAGCACTTAAACAAGTTGTTCATAATTGTGATGCAAAGTTTTACAGTGATGACCCATCTTGGTTCTATCAAGGTGGATGGGAAGCTTGTGATAAAGAAGGTTTATCAATCTATAAGTTCCC